TGATTCCTCAATGTTCGGGAGTGGATTGTCTCTGAAAAATGCTTTGACTCCTGCTCTGATTCCCTCAATTCCAGTTGTGCCAAGTTCCTTTGGATAACTTTCCTTTAATAACTGGGCAAAATGAGTTTTGTTTCTGCCAATTTGCTCGAATAAATCGAGGTTAGCAATAATTAGTTTTTCGTATTTCATAGTTTTAAGGTTCTAATTTTGTGCAAATTAGTTATTATTTTAACAATAACAAATTAACCCAGTAAAGAATAGAATTCGTTGAAATGCTGAATCCTATCTTCGAGACCAATTGTGCCGCCATTGACACGCTTAGTGATTGATTTGACAACCGCATCGGTTGCGCCTTTGTCTGCTATTGTATTCAATCCATTTTTATCCCAGAACCATGCTGCGGATGCCAATGGATATTTGGTTGCGACCAATTCTGGATTGGCCAATATATCTTCTGGAACGCTTTTATCAAATTCAATATAATTAGCCTTGCCAGTTAGCTGAATAAATCCTCTGCCTAAATATTTAAACCCATCTTTCGACGCTTCATTTCCATTGCCCATTCTGTTTGCGTAAACTTTTGATGCGATTCTCTCTGGTTGCCTTGCATAATCTTTGGCAGAGTCTAAAGTCGGAAAGTATTTTTTGAATGTTTTGTTTAATCCCTCAGCCGAATAGTTTAAATTTTCTTTGACTGCTCTAAAATTGGCCGACTCATGGCCACACTGAGCCAAAAAATGCGAAAGCCTTAACAATGTATTTACTTTGTAATTACTTTGGATAAATGGGATTTGAGCAATAACCGAATCTGGCACATGCCCTTTCAGTTTTGCTAAATTCATTATTTACCCTCTTTAAAAAATTGCTTGAATAGACTTTTGCCAGTCATGTCCTTTAGATTTTCGTCCAAAGACTTTAACTCTATGAACGCAATTAGACCAGAAACAATCTTCATGACCTCAATAGTTGGCAAAAAATGTCTTTGAAAAATATGTCCTGCTAAGATTGCTAACATGTAGCCCATTCCTTTTGTAATGGTTGGCCTCATTTTACGGCTTGTAATTGCTTCGCCTCTTTTATGAGCGGCAACCATACCAGTGATAAAATCAATTAGCACCAGAAAGCTGATTCCCATCAAAACCGAGAATGTCGGAGAGAAATAGGTAACTAAATAAATAATAATAACATCTAAACTTTTAACAATCCAATTTCTCATAATAAACACTCATCTGCTGCATTAATTATTCTGGCCATGTCCTCAAATACTAAAGTTGCATTTGCGGGATTTAAGTTCGAATAATCGCTTTGTCCATAAACTTTCAAACTCCAAAACCCAGTTGGTAAATCCACATTCACAATAAACGAATAAAAATCGCATTCAACGGCAGTGAATACGTCAATAAACTCATCGCATCCATTATTCCTTGTAAATTGGAATAAATAAAAGCTAAATGACTCTTCTAAAAATAGAGTTACTTTTGTGTCGATATTTGCGTCAATAACTACCACTCTGTCATTAAATAATCATTGTCCTCAGTTACGATAAAATCGCATTTCTGAGTTACTATATAATCACTATAATTGACCTTAACTTCAACGTCATTGTCATAAAGGAACGTTGCTAAACTTGGGTCTAAATTAGTTGGGCTTGCTTGTCCAAAAATATTAACATCCCAAATACCCAACTCAATGTCTTCAATTAAAACAAAACAAAAGTCATCGCATGGGATTGTTTGGTAAATGCTTTTTTCAATTATACCATCTTTAATAAACACGAATAAATAGTAATCATGTACGCTTGGCAATGAAATACTTATTTCGCTCGTTGTATTTTGATAGATTGTTAACATTATGATATGCCCCAGTTTTCTAAGTTTTTAGTATTATCGCAATTATTGCACGATGCTTGGTCGTATAATGGATTTAAATTTTCGTTTAGCTTTAGCCATTCGAACATTTCCCTTGCATAATTTTTAGCAATTTGTCTCCAGTAACTTGCTTGCTTTTCGTTGGTGTCAAAGTCAACAAATTCGCTCTCATCTGTAACCTTACGCACAACGCTTTCCTTTGTAACTTGCACTGGATGGAAAAACAAAAAGTCTCCAAACGCATAGCAAACATGCACTTTCCTTAAATAGCACAATAATTCCTCATTTGCAACGCTTATATCTTCGTCTGTTATTTGTTGACACAACTCATCGAATAAGTCTTGACAAAGCAATTGATTGATGTATGTTATTTGTGCGTTCTTTATAGCAATATCAATGTCCTCGCTCTCAACGTTTCTTGAAAGCGGAACGATGCCATAAAAATCTGTTTGTGTTATAAATTGACAACTACAACAAGCCATTATTTCTTTAAATTAGTAGGTGTAACAACTGGCGCAGACGATGGCTTTGCTCCAATCAATCCCGCTAAACTTCTTATCTCGGCCTCTGACATTGACTCCAATACTTTATTTGCAACCAATGGCGACAATGCGTTTATATTATCAATTATATTGTTTGCCGCAGTGTTTAATTTAACCTCTTTAGCGCCGTAACCAAATGCGTCTCTGATTTCCTCTTCTGTAAATGCCCCTGCAAATGACTCAGCAACAAAAGCCAATGGAATTGAGTTGCTTACTTTTATAATTGTGCCATCGTAACCGCTCATTAATTTAGCCAGTGCGTTCATTTCATACATTAATAAATTTTGGTCATGTTTAATGACTGCATTTTGGTAATATATAGACGAATCTGCAATTTCTTTTGCAGTTCCTAATTTGCCAGAAACTTGAATGCCTGCCAATATAGATGGAACTTGAAATGCAGTTGCAATGTGGTCTCTGATTAAATTAGAAAGTGTGATGTACATTTCATGTGATGTGCTTTGGCTAAATGGAATGATTTGGATTGACCCCTCTTTTGATGAGCCATCCAAAATCGCAAATTTTCCGCCATTGTCTGCGCCAGTTAATCTGTCTGCAATGTATTCTCTCAATGACTCTTTCATGTCTTTGCCATTCTCATCCTCGCCAGTTAACTTATATGGAACGTAAACAATGAATGCGGGTGCAAACGAATTATCTACATTGTTAGCATGGAAATTTTGAATCTGGCCATCCGCATAAATCCATTTTAATGCAGACGCATATTTTGGTTGCGAATAATACACTTGGCCTGGCTTATATCTGCGAATATATTTAAGCGTTCCATTCCATTTGCTAAAATCTTCGTATAAAGATTGCTCACTAAAATTTGAAATTTTAGCCTTTGTTTCGATGTCATTATATAAATCAATCGGAACGGCTTTATATCTTCTGTCTTTTGTTTCTTGTTGCCAGTTACTTGATAACTTGGCGAATGTGATTTCAAAATCTTTGTTTGGAATACCCAAACGAATGGTCGAAAAATCCTGCGACTTAACACTTTTTAAATAGCCATTCAAATCCCATTTCATAATCAATCCCAAACTTTCAAAATAAGACATGTCATAGCAAATTCTTTGATAAGCTGACTCGTTAAAAATTTCGCTTAATCTTTTTGAAAAATCGGTTTCCTCGCCAGTCGGAGTTTCAAAATATAATCCATCCCCATACAAAAATTTAGCGTGTGTTTCAACGCAAGCATTTGCAATTGGAGACGATTGGACTGCTTTGATTAATTCCTGCGGAAAATTATTGTCTTTGCCATAGCGCACAATTTTGTTTGCGGTGTCGTCTGTTTGATTAAAAACAGATAAATCCGCAGGCGCTTTAGCCGAAAACATGAAATAATTGTCCGAAATTTGAGTTAGTTCCATTTTTACAAATTTACTTTTTATTTTAAATAACTATTTGCAATATATTTACAAATCAAAGTGATTAGCAACGTCAATTGTCTTAAAATCTTTGAAATGTATCATTTCGCCAGTGTCATCAAATCGGTTCCAGATGTCATATTGCCCATCAAATGCGCTTGACGATGACGAATTTCTCAGCTTGCGTTCAATATCTTTGCGGACAAACGAATAGTGGTGCATTCTGAGCCATTCAATTTGCTTATGTTTGGCGTAAGTATTTGTCCGCCTTGTTGGGTCTGCAAAGGCAGGATATTTTTTGTCGAAACACATGATTGTTTCTTTGTAAATTTTATGAATAAAGGGAACAAAATAGTCTTCGTCTGGCGATAGTTGTTTTGTTGGGTATTTATAATAGGTTTTTAGCCTGCAATAGCTTGCATCCAGTTCCGCAATATAAACTTGCTCCTTTGCACGCTCAAAATCCTCACTAAAATACATTTCGTCGCAATCCATTTGAATGAAATGGGTGCAACCAACGCTTTTTGCAAGTTCCAAACCTCTATTTCTTTTGATTGTTTCATTTGCTTGGCCACTTTGCCCAACCGCAGGGATGTAAAATTCTGTTAAGTCAATCAATTCATGTGGCAAAGTTGGCTCATAGAACTCTCCAGAATTGCTTACGTTTTGGTAAACGACAATAACAACGTCCAAATGTGGTTTGATTAACTCAATAGAACGGCGCAAATGCTCATCGCCATCCCAAACATTCCAAATGCCTGCAAGTTTATTCATAATT